CCCCCCTAGGAGAGGTTTAGAGGACGATAGGCGCATTCAAATAAGTTTTTCGATAACTTATGCCAAAACGCAAATGAATCGCTCTATGAAGCTCTAAACCGCCTTCTCGATGGTGCAGTGATTTTGATGATTGTTTGAAAGGGAATAAAACATGTGTCGTTATGAACCCGCATTTGAACTTTATGACCAGTACGTCGATTTAATCGATGAGTACCAGAAGCCCTTAGCCTTCCTCAGAGAGAAAACTGAGTTTGGCGCAAATGTGCTTGATAAAGAGTCACTCTGTGAGAGCTTAATTGAATCGACTGACTTTGAGTGTGTCTTGTTGGACTTAGAACTTCTTACTAACGAAATTAATGCCGAAAAAACGAATACTGGACACACCCTGACCAAAGAGGAAAAGGACTTAACGCGTGAGCTGATCCATTACGGTGAAATCGCCGCTTCAGAAGCTATGAATGCCTTTAGCCAAAAAGAGCACGACGAGATGATGAGGGAGGCAGACGCGGCCATTTATCCACGCTGATTTATGAGGAGTTATAAACCAATGGCTAAGAAAACGCTCGCGGTCGAATTTGACTGGCCGCCCAAAGGGCTCTCGCCTAACTCGCGATTGTCGATCTTCAAAAAAGCTCGACTCTTCAAACTCACGAGACTGCGTAGCTACCACACAACCCTTGAAGCTATGAAGGCTCAAGGCATTACTGCCGTTACCCCTAAACTCGATGAAGGCGCGACCTCCTCCAAGCGTGGTGGGACTGTCAACCTTCAGCTTATCTGCACGCCTCCTATCAACCGTTACCGCGATGAAGACAACCTCATTGCTAACTGCAAAGCCATCTTTGATGGTGCCGCACAAGCCTTGGGAGTCAACGACTGTTGCTTCCATTTTCGCGAACAGGTCTGGCACGATGCCCAGCAACCTGGCTCCCTCACCATTCTCTTTGACTGGGAGGAAGAATAATGACGCACGATGAGGACCAACTCACAGAGCTCACCATCGTTGTGAGCAAAGAACCTATCGGTATTTCCAACCTGCTGCCACCCTTCGCCAGAGATACCCTAGTTGCCGCTGCACTAGAGGCTAGACTTCACCCTGAAAACAGTTTCCAAAGGAGATTGATCATTGAAAAAGCGATTGTGTATGTACAGCGAAATTGGCCCGAATATTTCCGTCACTGAGTCTAGGTTCATCGCCATCTCTGAAGGTGGGGTACGCATTGGGGAAGATGTCCCTACCGTCAGATGGACTGATGGTGAAGTTGAATCGGTTCGTCTACTGCGAGAGGCTGGCATGAGTTATGGTGAAATTAGCAAAAAAATGGAAATTCCAAAGTCCACTGTTTACGCCATTTGTTGCGGAAAACTTCGTGCTGCCTACCCAAAAACTTGGAAAAAAGTACAAATAACTGAAGATTAATTCACGATGACCAAAGAAAAACCGAAAAAATTAACACCTAGACAGCAAAGATTTGTCGAAGAGTACTTGGTCGACCTCAACGGTACGCAGGCGGCAATTCGCGCTGGATACTCAGCCAAGAGTGCAGGAAGACAGGCTCTTGAGCTACTCCAAAAAACTCTAATTGCTTCAGCTGTAGCACAAGCCCAGAAGGGTAGATCAGAACGCCTGCAACTCTCCGCAGACATGGTCGCCCAAGAACTCTGGAAACTCTACCAAAACACCTCGGTGCTCGTACCCAAAGAAGACTTGATGGGCGAGCCTTTGCGCGACTCTAACGGCGAGCAAGTCTTTAAACCCCTTGATGGTCAGGTGGCTGTCTCTGCACTCGATAAACTCATGAAGCACTTGGGTGGCTACACTGCGGACAATAAGCGTGAGGTAGATGGCGAGCTCAGTTTCATGTGGAAACCCTTCACCGAAGAAGACAAAAAGGAAAAGTAATCATGGCAACCATTGTCATCCCTTATACCCCTCGCTACCCGCAAACAGATATCCACAAAGAGCTTGAGTCGCATCGCTTTTGCGTGCTCGTTGCCCATCGCCGTATGGGGAAAACCGTGCTCGCTGTGAACCACCTTATCAAGCAGGCTATCTGTGAACGCAAAGAACGTGGCATGTATGGCTACTTGGGTCCCTTCCGCAACCAAGCCGAAAGCATCGCGTGGTCGTACCTCAAGCACTACACAGCTGAAATTCCTGGTCTCACTATCAACGAAAGTAAGCTATCTATCGTGTTGCCCAATGGTGCCACTATCCGCATCTTCGGTGCTGATAACCCTGATGCCCTGCGTGGCTTCTACTTTGATGGGGTGGTGCTGGACGAAGTGGCACAGATGAAGCCAGAAGTGTGGGGCGAAATCCTGCGCCCTGCTCTCTCTGACCGACATGGCTGGGCTGTCTTTATCGGCACGCCTAAAGGCATCAACCTCTTCTCACAGACCTACGACCTTGCCCTTACGCGACAACGTGATGGCGACAAAGAATGGTGCGCTATGGTCTACTCAGTCAATCAAACTGGCGTTATTCCCCCACAAGAACTGGACTCGCTCCAAAAGGAAATGAGTGAGGCTGAGTTCCGCCAAGAGTTTCTGTGCGACTTTAACGCGGCCGCAGACAATGCCCTTATCCCGATCGATGTTGTGCGTGAAGCGGCTTCTCGCAACTACCCAGAAGACATGAGCAAGGATGCTCCATTGGTCTTTGGCGTGGATATCGCACGCTTTGGATCCGACTGCACAGTGATCTTTAAACGCCGTGGGCTTGTCTCTTACCCGCCAATCAAACTGCGCCAGTTCGACAACATGCAGGTGGCGGACCGCATCGCAACAGAGATCGAAAAGGATCGCCCTGCGGCTGTCTTCATTGACGCGGGTCAGGGTCAAGGCGTCATCGATCGCTTGCACCAGATGAAGTATCGAGTGGTCATTGAAGTCCCCTTTGGTGGTGCGGCTCTCGACTCTGAACACTACGCCAATCGTCGCATAGAAATGTGGGACAGCATGGGCAAGTGGCTACGCAATGGTGGCGCAATCCCGCCAGATGTCGAGCTTCAAACAGACCTCTGCGCCCCAACATACGGCTACACACTTGGCAAAGGGCTCAAGATTCTGGAAGCTAAGGACAAGATCAAAGAGCGCATCGGTCGCTCGACTGACTTGGGTGACGCCTTGGCCCTTACCTTCGCCAACCCCATCGCAGTCCCTAGCCGCGCACGTATACGACACCAGCGCATGACCAAGCCCTATGACCCAATGGAGGCTTTTGACGTGCAGTGGCGCAGGAATTAGCCACGCTTCTTTGCCGTTCATAGCTTACGCACTCCCTCTCCCACAATAGTGGAAAAACCAGAGGGAGTGTTTTTTATGTTCTCAATGATTATCGGCGGAATCGCTGGTGCCGCCATGGGCTTGCTTCAGGGCTTCATGCAGAAGAAGCAGGCAGATCGCCAGTACAAACTCGCACAGCAGCAGTTCGATATGCAACGCCAGCAGTACGAGAAAGAGGAACAAGAACGCAACAAGATGCGCCAGAAAGAGGTGGACCTTGACGGGCTTGTGGCTCAGTCGACTGAGGAAGGCTTAGGCAAGACGAACCTCACGGGACCTCGTGGCGCACGTGTCACCACGCCTCTCAACAAGAAAAATTCACTTTTAGGAGTTTAATCATGGGTTGGTTCTCTAAAGCGTTTAAGTCCATTACTCGCCCGTTCCGCAGTGTTACCTCCGCGCTTACTGGTGGGCTCATTGGCTACAAGAAGAAGAGCAACAGCGCAGAGCGCGAAATGGAAGCCAAGACACACCAGATGGAACAGGACAACCAGCAGATGCAGAACCGCATGCGCCAGAACAATGCTGACTCTGCCGCACTAGCTGAACAACGGGACAAAGACCCCGTAGGCAGTGCTACTGTGCTCACGGGTGCTGACGGGCTCGTGCCTGGTGGGCGCAAGCTCAACAAGAAGAAGACGCTGGGATAAGGAGGCATGACATGGGCATTTCTCTCAAAAGCATGGTTCGCCGAGTGCGCGAAAACTCTGCATCTCAAGAAAGCCAAGAGGGTCGGAGCAGTGAAGAAGATTCTGGTTCTGGCTCTCTTCGTTCTCGTGGCGGGCTTCTTGGCGGTACTTTTCGCCGTATTGGTCGTGGCTCTGGGGCTTCCCCTTCTAGTGGTAGCGAGCTCCCGAAAGATGATGCAGACATTGCGGCATACCGCGAAAAGATGGCAAACATCCCACGCCTCCCAAGACGACACCACAGCTCCGTATTAAACCGCAGACCAACAACCAACAACAAGCCCAAGACCAACGGATTTGATCAAAAGCTCGACTTCGAAGGATATCGAGACTACTTAAAGGCTCGTGGCACCAGTGAGAAAGACGCCTCAGCGGCTATTGGCTCTCTCAAGGTCAACGGGTTCGATCCCAACGCAAAAAGAAGGGGCCTCACGGCTAAAGCAAATGGCACAACAGGCTACGCCAAGTTCCTAGAACAAAAGAGCAAGGACTGGGAAGCCGACAGCCTCAAACGTCAGAAACCTGCTGATGCTTCTGGCTTAGTTGAGCCCATGGAGGCAGCAGGCACCGATCGCCTTGGTGGTGCTGGTGATGAAGCTGGTCGCCAACTCATTGAAGAGGATGAAGGTGGCTTGATCCCTGGTAACCGCAAACTCAATCGCCGCAGTCGCTTAGGAGGAGACTAAATGACCGAACAAGAAGACACACCAGTGATTCGCCGCATTAGTCGTCTAGGAAAATAAGCATGGATAACACATTGATTAAGAGTGTTCGCCAGCGATTCGAGGGCATGAAGCAGGATCGCCAGAAGTGGGAAAAGCTCTGGAAAGACATCAGAGACTACACCTTGCCTGACCTTGGCATATTCGATGGCGAAGACAACCTCGTTGGCTCTGAACGCTATCGCCGCTTGGTGGACGCAGAAACAACGCATGCCGCAGACGTTCTGGCGGCTGGTCTTCTTGGTGGGGTCTCCTCGCCTTCTCGCCCGTGGCTACGCCTCTCTACCCTTGAGCCCGAACTTGACAAGCTCCCAGAAGTGAAGGCATGGCTGGACGAAGTGCAGAAGACTATGCTCATGCTCTTTGCCAAGGCTGACGTGTACAACCAATTGCACCAGTCCTACCTTGAACTTCCTACCTTTGGGCAATCGTGCGTGCTCTGTCGTAAACACCCAGAGCGAGTGATTAGCCTACAAAACCTCACCATTGGTCAGTACTGGATCGCTGAAGATGATTTTGGGCGTGTGGACACACTCTATCGCCGCATGTCGCTCACAGCTAAGCAGATGGTCCAACAGTGGGGGCTTGAAGCTGTCTCTAATGATGTGCGCAATGCGTACAGAGAAAATCCGTGGCAAAAGTTCAACGTCATTCACGCCATTGAACCGCGATGGGAGCGCGACTACACCAAGAGCGACTCGGTCAATATGCCCTTCTCCTCTGTGTACTTTGAGGAAAGCGGGACAGAGAACGCCCTCTCTGTGAGTGGCTTCCGTGACTTCCCTGCTATGTGCCCACGTTGGATGACGCTGGGCAATTCGCAGTATGGGCGTGGTCCTGGTGTCAAAGCACTCTCTGCGTCTAAGTCTCTTCAGCAGTTGCAAACTCGTCTCGCTACTTTGGTTGACTATCTCACCGATCCGCCATGGCTCTATCCAGACAGCTTGGTGGACATGCTCGACCAACTGCGCCCAGGTGGACGTATTCCTGCCTCGCCTAGTGAAGCTGAGATTGTGCGTCCCGCCATCCAGCTCACTGCTAACCCTCAGTACCTCATCGAACTCATCAACGCACGTAAGCAAGAAATTCAGCGCATGTTCCATGTGGACGTGTTCCAGATGCTTGCCTCTACCACCACACAGACCGATCGCACAGCCACTGAAGTTGCCGCACTCGAACAAGAAAAGGTGCTGATGCTTGGGCCTGTGCTCGAACGCTTGCACACCGAGTTGCTTGACCCGTTGGTGACTACCACGTTTAGCTACATGGTCGAAGCCAATCGCGTCCCTCCCGCGCCTGAGGCGCTTCAAGGTCGCGAGATCTCTGTTGAGTACATCTCTGTGTTGGCTGAACGTCAGAAGAACTCTTCGGTTGAAGGCATCTTGCGCACTACCCAGCAAATTGGGATGTTGGCTCAGTTGGATCCAAGCGTTATCGACAAGCTCGACAAGGACGCTGTGGTGGATACCTTAGCCGACATGAATGGCGTGCCTCCTTCCTTGATTGTCTCGGGTCAACGCGTTGCCCTTATTCGCAACGCCAGAGCCCAGCAACAGCAACAGATGGAACAGCAACAGATGACTGCTCAAGCCGTCCAGAACATGCGAAACATGGTGCCTGTCGCCGAATCCCAAGGTATGCAACAAGCTCTCAATGATGGCTTGGAAAACATCGCTGGTGGCTAATCGTTCATAGCTAGAAGGAGACGCACATGACAATGACAACAACGGCAGACATGCCTGAAGCCCTTGATGTGTTTGAACAGCAGACAAGGGTTGAGAAAGAAAAGCTTGCACGCGTACAGGAACGCCAACGCCTAGTGGATGGCATCGCAACAGTCATGGGTACAAAACAGGGTCGTGATGTCATTCGCTGGGTCCTCAAGCTTACAGGGCTCTACCAGTCCTTGAGTGTGGGGGACTCGCTTCAAATGGCTGTGCTCTCTGGTCGGCGCGATGTTGGGCTTGAAGTACTAAGGATGTTAAACAGCGCGGTTCCTGAACTCGTGCTTTTGATGAATAAGGAAGAGAACAATGGCTGATCAGCTTAACGCCACAGCACCGACCGAAGGTGCAGGTGCCACGTCTTCTGAGTCTCCTGTCTCGGGCGATACCTCTCTGGCAGCAGGTGGGGTCGCTCCTGAGCAGGAGGCACAGAGCCAAGAACCCATTGAAGGGCTCTACTCCGAAGAGAGTGCTAACGAAGCAGAGCAGGGTCAAGACACTCACGAACCCTTCAACCTCGAAGGCTTGAACCCTTACAGCGAAGACACCGAGATTGACGAAGCAACCGCCACCGAGTTCGCTCGTATCGCTCAGGAAAACGGACTCTCTCAAGAACAGTTCAACAACGTCTTCAACCAGGTGATGCCATACCTTAATGAACGCGTCGAAGAGCAGATTGATGAAGCTCGTAGCGAGTTCCTCTCTAGCTCCCACGCGGACAAAGACATTGGTGGGCGTAACTGGGACGAGACGATGCGCTTGGGTCGAAGCGTGCTTAAACGCTTTATGCCAGATGAAGAAACACAACAGTTATTCCGCCAGTCGTGCCTTGATTGTCACCCTGGTGTAATTCGCATGTTCCGTGATATTGGGCGTGCGCTCTCTGAAGATCAGGTAGTACGTGGCGGGGCCTCCACACCTACCCGTGATGCTGCCAAGGCTTTTTTCAACAATTCCAACATGAACTAAAAGGAATAAGTTATGGCTGAAGCTCAGTTTCCTACTCTCATTGACCTTGCCTCGCGCTTGGATACCAGTGGTCAGGTGATTCCTATCGCGGAAGTGCTCGCAAAGCGTGACCCAATTCTCCGACTCTTGCACTGGAAAGAATGCAACAAGACCGATGGTTTTGTGCATGGCATCCGTACTGGCTTGCCTGAACCGACTTGGCGTAAGTTGTACCAGACGGTACAGCCCTCTAAGTCCACGGTCTCTCAGGTCACGGACACCTGCGGCAACGTTGAAATCTACGCTGAAGTGGATAAGGACTTGGCTGACATCAACGGCAATACCGCTGCTTGGCGCATGAGCGAACAGAAAGCCTTCTTTGATGCCATGGGCAACAATATGGCTTCCACCTTGTTCTATGGCGACACTGACAAGAACCCTGAACGCTTCACGGGTCTTGCCGCTCGTTACAACACGCTCAATGCCAAAACACCTAGCGCACGTAATGTCGTCAACGCTGGCGGTACGACCGATGGTCATTTGACCAGTGTCTTCATCGTGAGCTTGGATGACTTCTTTGGTATCTATCCGAAGGGCTCTAAGGTGGGCTTACAGCACACCGACAAGGGTCAGTGCACCAAGACGGGTGATGATGGTGGCATGTTCGAAGTGTACCGCGACCACTACAAGTGGCAGGCTGGTGCCGCTTTGAAGGATTGGCGTGGCTGTGTTCGCGTCTGCAACATCCCTGTGAAAGATGGTCAGATTGAAACCGATGCTGACAAGTTCTTGAAGCTCTTGATTCAGGCTAAGAACCGCATCCCGACCGATCACCGCACCAACTTGCACATGTTCTGCGCTGAAGAAGTGAAAACCATGCTTGAAATCATCGCATTGGACAAGAGCTCTAATGCTGTTCGCATTGTCGAAGCGGCTGGCCAGTTCAACACCCACTTCTTTGACATCCCGATTGAAGTCTCTGACTCGATCGTTCTCACCGAATCTCTTGTGAAGTAAGGAGAAACGTATGCGTTTTGATGTTCTCACTATGTTCTCCGATGACCAGGCTTTGACTGGTTCTTCGGCAGACTCCACCAAAACAATCGACATGAAGACCGCAGGCATTGCGGAAAATGAACTGTTCGTTGCCGCACGCTTTACGGACAACGCGCATGGGTGCACCAAGCTCGCCGTTATGGGCAGTGATGATGGTAATACGTTCCGTGAGGTCTCCAGCACGGCCGTGACCGATACGACTGCAGGGGCTGGTGTATCCGTGCGCCTTCCGCAGGGTTGCCCGCGCCACTTGAAGCTCGTCTACACGGGTGGCTCTATGAAGGGCAAAGTGACGGCTGGCATCACGTTGCAGGCGCCGTCTCCGCGAGGAAAGCGTATCGGCGATTACGCCGCGAACTAAGGAGGTGATCCTTTTTTCTCTTTGGGGAGGCATTTGTTCTCCCCATTGATTTTTATAGGGGCTCGATATGGCCACACAAGTTGATATCTGCAACATGGCGCTTGCCTACCTTGGCAACGAGGCAACCGTTACCTCGCTCAACCCGCCAGAAGGCAGTGCTGAAGCTGAACACTGCGCTCGCTTCTACCCTATCGCCCGCAATGAATTGTTGGCGGTTCATCCATGGAGTTTCGCTAAACGCCGAGAACGCCTTGCACGACTCGCCCAAGAACCCGAAGGGCAACCAGGCTACTATTACTACCCGCTTCCTGCTGACTGCATTCAGCTCATCAAGGCTTTCTCTAACGCATCCTCTGAAATGCGCACTCTCTCTTACACCATTGAAACCACCGAAGCAGGTCCCGTCATTGTCGCCAAGTACCCTGACCTTTGGGTGACCTACATCTCTAGCAAGGTACGAGAAACAGAATTCTCCGCGCTCTTTACGAACGCACTCGTGCATAAGCTCGCCATCCTTCTGGCGGGTCCCCTCATGGGTGGCTCTTCTGGGGGTGCATTCCTACGAGACCACTACGCTATCTTTGAGAAGGCTTTAGAGAAAGCACAGAAAGCTGACGCACGCCAACAGCCCACAAAGGCTAAGTACAAAACACCGTTCATTGGTGATGCTGATCCAGAGGTGCACGATGTCTTCGACTAAAGTCTCACAAGTCTCTTTCGCAGGTGGGGAAATCTCCATTGACATGTATGGTCGTGTGGACGACACAAAGTATCAGGCAGGGCTTAAGCGTTGCCTTAACTTCGTGAGTCTCCCACAAGGTCCTGTGCGTAACCGTCCAGGATTCTCTTGCGTCACAGAGACCAAGTTCCCCGATAAGGCTGTGCGGTTGGTGCCGTTCATTTTCAACTCTAACCAGACCTGCATCATTGAACTGGGCGACAAGTACGCACGCTTCCATACTGATGGTGGCACCGTGATGAAGGCGGATAATTCTGCACCTTATGAAGTCGATACACCTTGGGCAGCAGAAGACCTTGCCACGCTTCACTACACACAGTCTGGGGACATCATAACCATTGTGTCGCGTAAGTATGAGCCCCACGAAATTCGCCGCTATGGCTGGACGGATTGGCGTGTAGTCAAGGTGGTCTTCACGGCTAAGCTACCAGCCCCCACAGGGGTCACAGCCGTGCGCGAAACACAGGCTAATGAAGACAGCAACAAGGACAAGTACACCTTCAAGTATCGCGTCTCTGCATTGAACGCAGACAAAACGATTGAGAGTGAACCTTCCGCAGTGGTGAGCGTGGTCGCCAACCTCTATGCCAACGGAACAACCGTCAAGATTAGCTGGGACAAAGTAAATGGGGCGAGCTTCTACCGCGTCTACAAGAACGTGGGTGGGCTCTACTGCTATATCGGCGACACTGAAGAGCTCTCCATCATTGATGACAACATTGCGGGCAAAGCAGACACCACAGTGAGACGCTACGACACGACCTTTGCGGCCGCAGGCAGTAAACCCTCTGCCGTGGGCTACTTTGAACAACGCCGATGCTTTGGGGGCTTTAGCAAGGACCCACAACGCATCATCATGACCCGCTCAGGGACTGAAGATGACCTCTCCTATTCGTTGCCTACCAAGGATGACGACCGAGTGAGCTTCCAGATTGCTAGTCGTGAGTACAACATGATTGAGCACTTTGTGCCGCTCTCTCACTTGGTAGTGCTCACCTCTGGGGCTGAAATGCGTATCTCTCCACAGAACTCTGACGCAATCACGCCTAAGTCTGTGTCTGCACGCCCACAGTCCTACAATGGCGCGAGCTCTGTTCAGCCAGTGGTGGTGAACAATTCCGCAGTCTATGCCGCCGCTCGTGGGGGTCACGTGCTTGACTTTAGCTACCGCTACGATGCTGGTGGCTACGTCAGTAATGACTTGAGCTTGCGTGCCTCTCACTTCTTTGACTTCAAGACCATCGTGGATATGTGCTTCTCTAAGTCGCCATACCCTATCGTGTGGTGCGTCTCGAGTGATGGCTCGCTCTTGGGTTGTACCTACATCCCTGACCAAAACCTTGACGCATGGCACCAGCACATCACTGATGGCACCTTTGAGTCAATCGCCTGTGTTGCTGAAGGGGCTGAAGACCACCTCTATGCCGTCATTAAGCGCACCATCAACGGCAAGACCAAGCGATTCATTGAACGCATGGAATCCTTCAATTTCGAGTCCATCGAAAAAGCTTTCTTTGTCGACTGTGGCGGTACGTACAAGGGTAGTCCCACCAAGACTGTGAAAATTCCATGGCTTGAAGGCAAGACGGTTTCTATTCTTGCGGATGGTGCCGTAGTCCCTCAGCGTGTGGTGAAGAATGGACAGATCACGCTGGATGTTGAAGCCTCCACTGTGCAGGTTGGCTTACCCTACGTGAGTGACGTGCAAACACTGCCGCTTACGCTTGATCGGGTCGATGGCTTAGGTGGTGGGATTAAAAAGAACGTCTATCGTGTCTCGCTGAAGGTACACCGTAGCTCGGGCATTTTCGCGGGTTCGAGTGAAGACTCTTTGGTGGAACACAAACAACGTAAAGAAGAACAACCAGGATCCCCACCGAAACTCTTCTCTGGTGACGTAGGTCTCCAGCTTCGACCTTCATGGACGACAACAGGCGAGATTTTAATTCGCCAGATCGATCCTTTGCCTATCCACTTACTGTCGCTCACGGCAACGGTATCCCTCTAATCTCGTTCATAGCTCAACGCCTCCGTGGTTTACCTTGTTGGAAAACTTCGGAGGTTTTTCATGCCTACACAATCTTTGTCCTTACAGGGCGTTGACGCTGTCTCTGGTGCCGCGCCTGTCGTGAACTCGTCTGGCGGGTCGTCCAACTGGGGACAAATGCTCAGCAGCTTTCAGAACTTTTATTCTCAATTCTCTACTTCTGGTGGCACACAAACAGGTGGAGTGACCTCGAGCAACATTGGCACGTCCACACAGGGCGCTTCTCAGATTATTGACACTGTTTCCCAGCAGATGGGCAACATCGGTGGTGGCTTTGGTATGGGCTACACGATGGGCTACAACGGGATTAAGACGCTCACTGAGCCCTACCTTGCTTACCGTGCGGCTAAACATGAAAAGGCACTACTGGGGATGCAAGCTGACCTCGCCAATATGCAGGCAATGACCTACCAAACAGCCGCAGAAGACATCATTCGAGCAGGTCACCAACAGGTTGCAGAAGCCACCTACAACATGGGGCAAAGCATAGCGAGCACACGAGTGTCTCAAGCTAGCTCTGGCGTGCGTGTTGCGGGTAGTGGGTCGACTGCTGAAGTCATCGCTAATCAACGCATCGTCACCGAGATGCAGGTCAATCAAATCATGGCCAACGCCATCAATCAATCCTTTGGCTACCAGCGAGGCAAGGTGGACGCTAAGGGTCGCGCACTCGCTTTTAGAAGTGCTCGCTCTGCCATTAACCCTTGGATCTCCGCTATTGCCGCACACCTCACAGCTGTGAATAACTCTGCCCCAAAGATGATGTCGGGCTTCATGCAAATGAAGGGGATTCCTGCTGGCAAGTAATGGATAAAAATCAAACGGAGAGCAAAGTATGCCAATGAGAATTCCTGATGCTGGCAACCCGTACAGCGTCAATGTCGATATCTCCAAGCCCATGACCGACAACGTGGGGCTCACGGAAGAGCCACGCGTCCAGAACTCCATGCTCGGGGCTATTGATGGTCTGGCGAAATCTACGATGGCTGTGGCTGAGGCTGGGCAACGGTGGAAGAGCATCATCGATAACACCCAAACCATGGACTTGGTCAATCAGTTAAACGACAGAATCAAGGGCCTTCGCGACAATCCAGAGACTGGTTACTTAAAGCTGGAGGGCAAGAACGCCATTGTGCGGCCAAGCGGCAAGTCACTCAGCGATGAAATGCGCGAGTCCTTCAACCAGCATCGAGACGAAATCTTGGGAATGGCTGGTAACGCAGATGTACGCCTGCGGCTTCAACGCTATGCAGACGATGCCTACAAGAGCTTTGACAATGACGTAAAGGCACACGTGGTCAAGCAGAACACTATTTACAGTGAAAGCGTCCAGCAGAAGAACATCTCCAACGCAGTGCAGTTGGCTCTTACTGGCAAGCCAGAAGAAAGTGCGGCCGCATTTGACTTGGTGCGCACGTATGTTGTGAATAACGCCAACCTTCATGGGACCGAGCCTAACTTGATCAAGACCATGAGCCCACTGCATAAGCAGTACGTGTGGGATGCGCTTGATGAGGGAAACTTCAGAGAGGCAGAACGCCGCATGAAGCTTGCTGTGGATAAGGGCGAAATGTCTGGCCCCGATATCCATAGCCTCAAGAAAGCCATTAAGCGCGAAAAAGACGCGATCGCTAAGAAGTACGCCCAAGAGAATGCCATCAAGCAGTTCACAGCCCAGAACACGCCTGAAGCCACGTTGCGTAGTGTTCTTGAACCTGAGCTCAAGCGCAAGATCTCTGACGAAGAAATTCAAGAAGCCACCGACCTTGCAGGGGGGAACTCTGTCGTTGCAGGTCGCATTTTGGCTGTTGGCATCGACAACTACAAGAAGGCTGTGGATGAAGCAGAGCGCAGTGGCAAGCCCATCGACCTCAAAGAAAAGAACGAGATTTTGAAGAAGGTGGATGGGGTCTTGGGCTACAAGCTGGTTGCCGTGAGTGGAGGCAACATTGAAGGTTTGACCCAGATGTTCTTAGAGAAGTACCCTGGCATGGACTACTTCACTGCTCGCTCTGCCGCCATTAAAGCCTCTAACCAGAACAAGGCGATTCAAGCCGCCAAGATGAATGATGCGGCAGAGGGTGTGAAGATCGCGATGGACTACATCAAGGAAGGCAAACCGATCAATGACCTTCCTGCTTCAGTGAAGAACAAGCTCCCCTACGAGTACTACCGCAGTCTCCAGACCTACCAAGAACGCAAAGACGCAGGCTCTCTTGCGACCAACTGGAATGAGTATTGGGACTTGATGACCAACAAGGACTTGCTGAAGTCTTACTCCGACATGGAGTGGTCGACCAAGGCTAAGGACTTTGACGAGAAGACCTACAAGGAACTGACCGAACGTCGCCAAGGCATTGCCAATGGTCAGGTGATAGACGTGAACAAGTCCAACACCAAGGCAATGGTGCAAACAGCACTGGAAGCCCAAGGCATTCTTGGCGTTAAAGGGACTGAGCAAAAGCAGGTCGCTGGGTTTGTTTTGAACACTGTTGTTGAAGAGATCTCCCAAAACCAAGCCCTGCTTAATGGTGGTCATCCGTTCACACAAGAAGAGGTCAACCGCAGGGTTGCTGACATGCTCAAGACCAAGCTCACGATTCCTAAGTTCTTCTTCTGGACTGGGGACAGCACTGCGGGTGATGCCGCCAGTGGCAAACCTGTGGAGATGACTGACGAGCTCGAAGAAGTCTTCAATGAAGGGCTGTTGGTTCAAGGCATTGGTGCTACCAACCCCGCCCAGCGTACCAATTTATGGCTGGAGATCAAGCTCCGTCCAAACCAGCAGATGAAGCCTAACGTGGCAAGTGCCATGCGGGCAAAGATCTTTGACCTTAACCCCAAATTTGTAGCCGATTATTCCGCGGATTATAGGCAGCTCAAGGGTCAAGAGCCAACATCTGAAGACATTGTTCGTGCGTACATTGCCGAGTTCGAATGAGGAAACTATGACTGATTACAAAGAACTGATCAAAAAGATGGATGCGGAGCGAGATATTGCTCGCGCTTATGGTCGTCTCCAGAGCACTCCTGGGCTCGAGGATACCGCCATTGACCAACCTGGTACCGCAAAAACGATCCTGCAAGTGCCCTCTATTGAGGCTGGCAAAAAGAAAAGCTATGAAGATCTCTCCCTCTTTGAAAAGATTGTCAATGCGTTAGAGCTGGGCTACGCACAGCGTAACGTGTCTCAAAGCTTCGGGGACGCAGTGGACTACCTCAAGATAGCAGGTGAAGGGGTTGGCCATTTAGTCAAGGACTCCGAACTCGAGTACATGCCTGACTATGCCCGAGAAGCCCTTTCTAAGGCACTCTCCAACCCAAATATTCAAGCCAATAAAGAATGGCGCAAGAAATACGAAGAGAAAGCTAGGGAGTCCTTCTATGACAGTGTGAAGTGGCAAGCAAAGCTCAATAATTACGCGACGCCTAAAGCCTTTATTGAAGCCAACGAAGCCACCAAAGGAATGGACTTTAATTCCGAATCTGTGGGCAAGTGGTTAGATAAAGCTGGGCAAGATTCGCTTGGTGTTGCGCTTTATCTTGCAGGTACGAGTACTGGGGCCATCGCGCCAGAATTAGCAGACTTAGCTGTGACCTCTGCTATAACAGGTGGTGGGGCTCTCCCTGTCAAGGCCACCAAACTAGTCTCTCGATTAGGGCAGGTCTACAACACGCTCTCCATGGCCAAAGGCTCGTACAACAATGAATTTGGCTCGTTTCTCCGTGACCGATTAGATGAGCTGAAGATCGACACCGCCAACGAACAGGCTGTGCGTGATTTTTTCCAGCAAGACGAACGCGCCCAAGAGATTTTAAATAACGCCCAACGCCGTGCCGCCGTGGTCGCGACCTTTGACGCTGTTGGTGCTGGCTTTGCCCCGCATAGTTTGAACATCAGCAACTCTGTACGTATGGCGCGTGACGCCACCAAACTCGTCAAAGAGCATGGGCTTGGGTTTGGCACAGCTATGTGGATGTCCTCTAAGTCGCTTCCTGGACCTAGCTCCCACTTGGCTCGTTTTGGTCAATCCCTTGAAAACCTCGGCATACAAACCTCTATGCAAGCAGGCTTAGGGATGGCTGGTGAAGCCTTGGGGTCCGTAGCCTCTGGGCAAAAGGTCAATGTCGGTGACGTGCTTGCTGAAGGCTTTGGTGAGTGGGCTGGCTCTTTCCATGAAGTGGCTGCGTCCATGGGTCACCATGCTGCGAACTATGTGATTGAAGAAGGTAACGCACGTCAGGCTAAGAAGATCAACGAGCAGTTGGTGCAGTTGAACAACGCGATTAACGCCATTGGTCAGCAGATCAACGACAACTACACAGTCGAGACTTGGGCAAATGAGGTAGGCAAAGATAAGAACGTATTCGCCTTTGCGCAAGACCTTGTCGAGAGTGGGACTGTGGAGAAGGTGCGAGACGTCAACCCTGAGCTTGCCGATAAGATTGTGGCTGCGGCAGAAGAACGCCGAGACGTAGCGATTCCTGTGAATGATGTGCTCTCGATTGCGGCAAAGAACAGTGAACTCGCGAATAGTCTTGTTTACGACAGTCGCACGACTATTGACGGTATGTCGCCACGACAGGCTGACAAGTTCTTTGAAGAGGGCAAGGATGAGCTGGTGAAGTCGATGATGAAGATGATCGACGACGCGAAGCCCACCATTCAGATTCGTGATGAAGCCCAGCAGGCCGCCAATGGTCTCAAGGAACAGTTGATTGAGGCAGGTACCGATGAACGTGTAGCAGGTGTTCAGGTTGTGCCTTGGCAAGCTTACCTTGTGAGGCGCGCTACCGACTTAGGGACAACCCCTTCGGCTCTCATGAAGCAGATGAACATCCGCGTAGAAGATGGGCGAGTGGTCCAGCGCACAAGCTTTGGGCAAGAGGTGGTAGATAAAAAGGCTCTTGAAGCTCTCTTTGATGAGTATGGTATAGCTGAAGAAGCCCGACAACAAATCCGTGGCTCGGGCTTGTCTTTAGACGAGATTAAGGACCAACTGCACAGCGATTACGAGACCGCTTTCCACAAAGCATATAAAACCAATGGCAAAGAGAAAGCGTTCCTTAAAAAAGAAAAACTCTCGCTGGGTAACCTTAAAGGCTTGGAAAAGGATCTTCAGGGGGGAGTTGATCGTAAGGTGGCAATGGAAAATGCGGCTTTGCGACAACGGCTTGACGACTATGGCGTGACAACCGAGCAGGCGCGTGCCGCCATTCTAGAGTCTCAGTTGCCATTCAATAAACGTGAAAAACTCGTTGAGAAAGAAGCGACCAAAGCGATTTATGCGAATCTAACCCCCAATGTACAGAAACTTTTTAAGGCTCTTAAACCCACGTTTAGGGAATTGCTGAATCTAGCGCGCCAATACAAGGCAGACCAAGCAAGTGCTACGAGCCAAAGTGGTACAGAACTTGAACTTCTCAAAATCACAGCCGATGGAGATAAAGGCAACCGTAAATTCCAGTTTGAGTACAAGACTATTCCCTACTCTTTCGATCGTGACGAGAATGGCAAAAGCCTCCCTCAAAACTCTGAAGCATGGAAAGAACGAGTCAATTTCATCGCGAACAACATGCTCGCGGAGCTGAAGAAAATCGTTAACCGTGCTGAAAATGATCACGATCCCGCCGCTATTGAAATCTTGGGTCAAGCCTCGTGGTATCGCAGTATGCGCGGGCGCTTGCGCGAGGAGTATGGTGGCTTTGGTGACTTGCTCGCCGACCTCCTTGGGGCTATGTCTCCAAACACGCCTGTGCGTACCAACTGGGAATACGCCATTGATATCCTTAGCCGAGCCCTTCGTGGAGACTTTGACGAGAAGCTTGTTGAAATTGAGAAGTGGGACAACGCACGTCTTGAAGCAGAGAAAGCCCTTGAAGACCATATCGCTAAAAAGCAAGCTGAGATCGCGGACATTAAAAATGCTCTCGAGAAGCGCAAAGCCGAAATTGCAGAAGAACGAGGCGTGGATCCGTCTGCCCTCAAGTCTGCAACTCTGAATAAGGACGCACAGTACAAAGAGCTTTCTCAGAAACTCAAAGCCACTCCACTAAAAGACGAAACTTACGACACCCTATTGAAGGCAAAAAAGGAAGCCTCCAAGTTCCCTGCGGCCCTGAAGCTTACCAAAGAAAATGGTTCGCTCTACGGCTTTAATACGGTAAATGCAGCACGAGCTTTGATGAAGCACTGGCGTGAAGTGAAAGATGCTAACCCGCTTACGGAAACTGGTGCCACAAGCCCGAAGGCGATCACCTTCTCTGGGAACCTGATTGGCTACGCATACCGCGCCACGATTGACGTATGGGCGGCTCGATTCTTACAACGATTAGCGGAACGCCCGCGCATTGCCTCTCGTGCTGAAACAGGTGTAACTGGTGAATTGCGTTCTGATAGCACAACAACCAAACAGTTTGGGCTAGGCCAGGATGTCTTCTCCAAAGTGGTTCAGATGATCAAAGAAGATCCTGAACTCAGCCAAAACAAGACCTTCGAGAACATGAATGACGATGACTTGCAAGCTGTCGCGTGGTTCATTGAAAAAGAAGTGTGGACTAAGGCAGGGCTCACCACAGTTGATGGTCAGGGCGGGTCTTTTGAAGATGAAGCTGACTTTGAAGGCAACCCCGACAAGCAGGGCATCAAAGAAGCTCGAAGCACGGTGAACCGTCAGAGTAGCTCGCCAGAAGAAAAAGCTCTTGCAAAAGAATTCTTGGATGGCTCAAAGATCATTCCGTTCCGCGTCCAAGTGGGTCTCTCTAGTCAGACCTCTTCCGACCTCCAAGGCGCAGCACATGTCCCAACCGATGCGGAAATGGCGGAACTTTCTCGCAGACTCAAGGCCGCCGCATATTCAGCTGACCCAGAACACAAGTATGTTGTTGCCTTCCGCGCCAACTCGACCGTTGGGGTTTATGGTGAAACTGAACGTTCCTTTGACATTGAATTGGTCGCCCGTGAAGGCTACGACCCCACAGCACTCTTTCAGGAAGTTGCAAGGATTGCAAACCTCTCGCGACAAGACTCCGCCATTGTCTCTCGTGTTCTCCGCAAGACTGAAACACCTGACTTTAAAAAACACCGTCCAGGGGTAGAAATCTACTTCCAAAAGGCTATGCCATTCGAGAGCCAATATGTGCAAGATATGCTGAAAAAACTGGATGAAAAAGGGGTTTCATTCTATACTGTTGGTACTGATGCAGACATTCGTGGTCATGTCCGAAATGGCAAAATGGGCAACGTTGTGGGCGTTCGCTTCCAGAGTGTTCCTGAGTTTGAAGGGGACTCACCACTCGCAGGTAAGCAGTGGGCAGACTTGAATGACGAAGAGATCATGCAGGCGGTCAAAGCGCGTGCTAAGGAATATCAGCAGATCGTTAAAGACGTATCGAAGATTGAAGGCGTAACCAAAGCCTCGGTCTACTGGTACGACACAACGGTGCTTTTCACTGAAGACTATGAGGATTACAGCAATGGCGTGGAAACAGGGGATGACACAGCGCGAACTTCTGGAGGATCTGTATCAGGAATTTCTGGACGAGGGCGAGGATCCCAGCTCGTTCATGATGGTGCAATTGCGCGACCAGATCGAAGGTATGAAGCGCTTCGAGAGACACGAGAAGATTCTGAAGGAAGAGGGGTACGACCGCTACATAGCAGTAGTGGGACAGGGACCCAACGTGGGTCGCAACGCAGGGAAATAACCAGCGACATTCGCAATGGTCTAGCCCGAGCTCAAGCGCACCAACGCGCCCAAGAGGCTCAATCCTTCGCACAACAAGAAGTTCTCATGCAAAATGGCTGGGACGACTCCTCGGGTAGTACCCAGCCTCCTATCTCCGCACCAGCTCGGCGCGGGTCTTACTCTCCCATGAATGCCAAGGGCGTGACTCCTGGAACTGGTGGCGTAATCCAGCTGATGGAGAAAGCCGACAAATCCACGTTCCTGCACGAATCTGCCCACGCATGGCTCGACATGGACACCACCTTAGCCCTCTCCCTTGCTGAAAAGGTCGATCGAGGCGAACCCCTCACACAGGGCGAGAAGTCCTTCCTTAGAAACCTTGGCGGGTTCTTCCGCTGGGGCACGCAAGAAGGGGTGCTCAACTTCAACATCACTGATGAGCAGTCAGTTCTTGAAGCAGTGCGCCAGTGGTCTATGTTCACGCCTGATGAACAGCGAGGCATGCACGAACTCTTTGCCCGTGGCTTTGAGTCCTACTTGATGCAGGGCTCTGCGCCAGTGTCCTACATGGGCAAAGCATTCCGCCGATTCAAGAGCTGGCTCATGTCCATCTACCAAGAGGCAGCCAACGAACCTAAGCCCATCAGCAAAGAAGTCAAAAAGCTCTATGACTTGATGTTCGCCAGCGAACAGCAGGCAATTCAAGCAGAAGAGAAGGTGGGGCTTAAAAAGCTCTTCTCTGGCGACCAAAAGAAGCTCTCTGAGTTCATGACACCTGAGGAACTAGCCGAGTATGAAGAGCTCGCTCAAGAAGCTGAAGAAGAAGCTCGTAGCCTCCTTGCTAAGGCGATTAAGACCTCTCTGCGACTCTTTGGTGCTATCTCTAAGGCAACCAAGAAGATGCTCCTCTCGAGCTACAAGAATCGCGTAGATGAACGAGAAAAGGCAATCCTCCAAGAACCTCGCTACCGTGCTGTGGCTATCCTTCAAGAAGGGATTGATCAAGGTGATGGCACCAAGGTCCGCTACGCCATTAACCGCAACAGCTTGCTCTCTGCAGGCGTGAGTGAAGAGGTTGTTGACATGCTCGAGCAACGTGGCTGGGCTACGGATGCGATGGGGGACGTGGATGCCCTCACAGTTCCTGCGGCCGCATTCGCTGAGCTTGCTGGCACCAAGGATGTGAGCGACTTGATGAGCGACTTGGTCGACATCGAGAATCTGGAGCAGGCTAGAGAAGAAGCCCTCAACCAGATCGCGGTAGAAGTCGAACAAGAGACTGGTCAGAAATTCGCCAGCTTTACCGAAAACACCGCAGACTTGGCTGTGCACAGTGACCTGCGTAACCGCTTGTTGATCGCTGAGTACAACGCCTTGGTGCGCCGCTTAGGTGGTCGCCAGTTGTTAGTGTCTGCGGCACGTGAGTATGCGGCTGAGGTGATTGGTCGCATGACTGTGTCTGAACTGCGCCCAAGCATTTTCGAGAGTGCAGAGAAGCGTTGCGCACGTGAGGCTGAAAATGCCTTCTTGCGTGGTGACCTTGAAGCCTGTGTTGAGGCTAAGCGTGGACAGGTGCTTAACCACCAATTGGCTCGTGCCGCACGAGAAGCCCGCGAAACCTACAAGCGTGGGGCAAGTATTGCTCGTATGGCTAAGCGTAGCAAAACGATGCACAAGCCCTACCAGTTTGTTTTGGTACGCCTCCTTGATCAGCACTCCATGAGCAATATGACGCGTGAAGAACGCCGAATCTATAACGCTCAGGAAACTGAAACGAGTGCGGCAATTGCTGGGATAGTCAAGCAGCTTGAAGACGCAGGCACGCCGATTGATGGACTTGAGACCTTCATCAACTCCACTAAGCACGTCAACGACATGACAGTGGACGAGATGCAAAACTTCATCGAGGTATTGAGCCAGCTCTCGCGCTTGGGTCATAACGTCTACACGCAGAACCTCACCCAGCTGAAGACCTCTGTAGGTGAAGTCATTGACGAAGGTGCCAAGTTGCTCCACAAAGCGGCTGATGAACAAGGTCGCGGGTATAACGATGATTCTCGAATTCCGACCACCAAGAAAGAAGTGGTGAAGGAAAAGTTCCGCCAGTTCTTCTTAGGTCACTTGAAGATGTCGACCATCTGCCGCATCTTCGACCAGAACAAGGATGGCGGGTTCTTCTGGAATCTCTTTATTCGCTCGGCTAACGAACGATCAACCTTTGAAACGGCTATGCGCCAGAAGGCGTCTTTGGTGTTGCAGGAAAAGTTTGTGCCTGTCTTCAAGAAAGGGCCTGATGAGGATCCGATCCCCATTCCTGGTTTTGATAAGCCCTTCACCCATGGGATGCGCTTAATTGTCGCGCTCAACTGGGGCAACGAAAGTAACCGCCAGCGTATCACTGGAGGAGATCCTAACTTCACGCCTCAAGCCATCCAAGCCATCTTGGGTTCGCTCACTGAAGCAGACTGGAAAGCGGTTGAAGCGATTTGGCAGTTGTTCGAGTCCTTCAAGCCCTTAATTGCGGCCAAAGAAAAACGCGTCTTTGGGGTTGAACCAGAATGGGTCAAGTACGAACCCTTCACGGTTCACACTTCTGATGGCAAGGTACTCACAGTTTCTGGTGGCTACTACCCTGTTAAGTACGACCCGAAGGGCGACAACAAAGCGGCTATCCATGACGCTATTGAAGCAGTCAAGCAGGAAATGCAAGGTGCCTTCCAATCGGCAACGACACGCCGAAGCTTTACCAAGAGCCGTGTGGAAAAGGTCTTCATGCCTGTACGCTTGGACTTCGCAGGACTCTACGATGGGCTCAATGACGTAATCCATGACCTGGCTTGGCATGAATGGCTTATCGACACTAAACGTGTGCTTGATGGCGTTGATGCCCGTCAGCAGGGCTTGCGCTCTGTGATTGCCACTCGCTATGGGTCCAGTGTTGCCAAGATGTTTGACGACTGGCGCAAGGATATTGCCACAGGTGGGCGTGATGCGGCTAACACTCTTCGTCTCGTTATCAACTGCTTCTCTAAGAACGTTGGCTTGGCTACGATGGGCTACAGCGCAACCTCTGCCGTAGTCCAGCTCACAGGTATTGGCTACGCAGTCCCGCGTGTTGGGCTCTGGGGTGTGGCTCATGCAATCACCCGCTTCATGACTAACCCTGTACGTGTGATGCGTGAAGCCAAGGGGAAGTCCGAGTACATGCGATTACGCAACACCACACAGATTAAGGAGGTCTCGCAAATTAAGAACCGTTTGGATCGTGGCAAGTTCTCGATTCAAGAGCACGCGTACTGCATGATTCAGGTGGTTCAAGGGATTGTGGACTTCATCACGTGGGACGGTGCCTACGCCAAGTTCTTGCGCGAAGGGTACAGTGAAGCGGATGCTGTCGCCATGGCTGACCAGACTGTGGACGATACCCAGTCTTCAGGCAACCTGCACTCCCTATCTGAAGTTGAACGTGCGGGGTTCTATCGTGCCCTCGGCGTGTTCTACTCTTGGGCTAACTCGGCACTCAACCTCACAGTGACCGAAATCAAGAGCGAACGCAATCGCGCAAAGATGCTCGCACGCCTCCTCTGGATGAGTGGCTTAATGCCTATCTTTGAATCGATGTTCCGTGAGCTGCTCTCTTCGGCGGGTGACGATGATGACGATGACGACCAGAAGTGGGGCAAAGAAGATCCTGCACTTGCCTTGATCCGCAAGCCTTTGGGCGAAATTGTGGAGTACAACATGGGGCTCTTCTTAGGGCTTCGTGAACTCTCCAATGCAGCAGGTAACTTTGTCAAGGGTGAAAACATCTTCCAGTACAAAGGTCCTGCGGCCTTCGGTAGTATTGCCTCCATTGCTGACACTGCAGCTGCCGTCGAAAACAACCCAACGAGCCAAAAGGCGATGCGCTCCTATGTGTCAACGGCTGGCTACATGTTCGGTCTACCCGCCTCGCAGCTTAAGCGCACCATGAAGGGTGCCCAAGCGATTGAGCAGGGTAAGGTCGATGATGCTGAAGCCTTGCAAGCCCTTATCTTTGGCTACACAGGGGAACTCGACAAATAAACTGTCGTTCATAGCTATCTGTGATTGTCGTGGACAATGCTCTTATCAATTGAGAGGCATCTATGACAATCGCAGATACATCAAGACGAGCAGGACCCTATGTGGGGGACGGGGTCACCAAGGTGTTCCCCTTTAGCTACAAGATCTTTTCTACCGACCAATTGACTGTGTTGCGTGCCGATGATTCTACGAGCTCGCAGCTGGTCAATGGTGTCGACTACCGCGTGACGCTGAACGCTAACCAGGACATCTCCCCTGGGGGTAGCATTACCCTCACCACAGCTGTCCCTATTGGCTCGAATTTAGCGATCTTAAGTAACGTCCCCTACTCGCAGGAAACCATCTTCACCAACAAAGGTGGGTTCTATCCTGACCAGCTCAATGAGTCCTACGACAAGAACACAGCTCAGATTCAGCAGTTAAAAGAAAAGCTGGACCGCGCCATTGTTGTACCCGCGACTCAAACAAAAAGCCCTGAAGAACTCTCTCGTGAGTTGTTCACGGCGCAGGCATTAACCGAGTCCTATGCAAATGCGGCTGGGGCTAGCGCAAGTGCCGCTCTTACCTCTCAGAATGCTTCTAAGGCATCGGAGAATGCCGCCAAGAATTCGGCTAATACCGCTTTAGCCGCACAGACAGCCACAGAAGGCTTACTCAACGAAACTCGCGCTGTAGCTCAAGGTGTGCACAATGAGGCGACCTCCTCTATTGCCACCATGAACAACATCAAGCGCGAAGCTCAAGAGGCTCTCAACGATACACTCGATAGTGAAAGCCGCGCAAAGAATGCAAAAATGGCGGCGGATGAATCTGCGAATACTGCGCTCGATGCGATGAGTTTAGCCAAAGAATGGGCTATCTCTCCCGTCCCTGTTGAAGGCTCTCTAGAGTCTGCAAAAACTTACGCAGAACGGGCTAAGACGAGCGAAACTAATGCAAGGGCTAGTGAACTCAGTGCGAACTCAAGTGCTCAAAGTGCGACAGTCTCTGCAACGCAGGCGTCAGCGTCTGAAAGTAGTGCTACTAGTAAGGCTCAAGAAGTGGCTCGTTTGGCAGAAACGACAGCGCGAAACGCGAGCGAAGCACAAGCCTCAGCCTCACAAGCACTGTTGGCCTCGACAAACGCAAAAGCTAGTGAAAATAAGGCTAAAGATTCTGAAACTAAAGCCAAAGCTAGTGAAAATAAGGCTAACGATTCCGAAACTAAAGCCAAGGCTAGTGAAGTAGCTACGCAGGCGATGAAGAATGCTGTAGCTGGTGAAGCTAGAATCATTAATGAACGATTAACTGGTCTCTCTTCCCCGTCTGTTAGTGTTACTACTCTTGCTCCTGGTTCCCAGGGAAGTGCTACGGTTAACTTAACTGGTAATTCTTATGATTGGCACTTCAATATTCCTCAAGGTTTGAAGGGGGATAAGGGAGATCCATTCACTTACGCCGACTTCACGTCTGAACAGCTCGAAGCCTTACGCGGTCCTTATGGTCGTCGTGGTGAACGAGGCGAACGCGGAGAGCGTGGGGAACGAGGGGTAGAAGGTCCTCGTGGTCCTCGTGGTGAACGAGGCG